AGAACTTATATCTGGGATTAAGCTTGCCTCATTCCAAGAAATCACCCTTAAGGGTATGCTTAATAGAAATTTTTCGATGTGCGTGTGGGGTCGTGGTTGCGGTAAAACTTTTATCGCCTCAGTATTTTGTTTTTTACAATGTCTTTTTGAACCTGGGACTAAAATTTTGATTGCTGGCCCTACGTTTCGTACTGCTAGGTTTATTTTTAACCATCTCGAAAAGTTAGTAGAATCTAAAGATGCTGAATTACTTGCTCAATGCTTTGGGGCGAAGGTAAAACGGAATGACCAATTCGAATGGCTCATTAATGGGGGCTCTATAACAGCGATTCCGCTTAATGGTGAAAAAATTCGTGGTTTCCGCGCAAACGTACTGGTTCTTGACGAGTATCTACTTTTGCCTGAAGATATTATCTCGACGGTTTTAATGCCGTTCTTGGTTGCTCCACAAAACATGAAAGAGCGTTTGCAAATTAGAGAGATAGAGAATAAACTTATCGAAGACGGACACATGAAGGAAGAGGATAGATTTGTATTTGAAAATACATCAAAAATGATTGCTCTTTCTTCTGCTAGCTATACCTTCGAAAATCTTTATCGCCAATACAAAGAATGGATGGAAAAAATCTACAGCAAAGAGTCTGCGGGTGATGCCACTTATTTTATATCCCAAATGGGATACGAAGCCTTACCTGCGGAGATGATTGACCCAACTATTATTGAAGAGGCTCAAAGCGGTGGGCAAAGCCATTCAAGTTTTCAGCGTGAGTATTGCGCTCAGTTCACTGATGGAAGTGATAGTTATTTTAGCGCGAAAAAAATGCATCAATGCACCGTGCCTGACGGAGACTTTCCGACGCTTAAAATTAAAGGGGCTTCTGAAAGTAAATATATATTAGCTATTGACCCTTCTTTTTCTAACAGTCCAACTTCAGATTTTTTCGCTATGGCCGTTATGGAATTAGATGAAGAAAACCCATATACTTCAACTTTAGTTCACAACTACGCTGTGGCTGGCGCAGATTTGAAGGACCACATAATGTATATGGACTATATCACGGACGCCTTTAATTTAGAAATGATTATTATTGATAATGCTGGGTATCAATTCCTAGATGCATGCAACGAGAATGCAGCCTTCGTTAAAAAGCAAATGAAATTTTTTGATTTTGATTCAGACAAAGAAGGCGTGGACGAAGAGAAGATGTTAAGAAAAGCCAGAAGGTTATACAACAAACAGGACGGAGCTAAGTGCTTTAAACAGGTGTTTACCACTAATTTCATAAGAAACGCGAACGAATACCTTCAAGCGTGCATTGACCATAAGAAGCTTTGGTTTGCCTCCAGAATAGGGCCAGCTCCCGACGTATTCAACAGAGCTACCAATCAGAATTTGAAATTAAGATTTAAAGATGGCGAAACTATACTTGACTTAATCGAAAATCAAGATAATCTTATATATCAAGTAAAAAAACAATGCACGTTAATTGAGGTTAAGAGCACGGCAAAAGGAGTGCAGACGTTTGACCTTCCGCAGCACTTAAAACGCGACACAACGCAAAATAGAGCCCGCAAGGACAACTACACGACATTAATGTTAGGCAATTGGGCTGTAAAGTGTTATTATGATATGATGGCGGAACCAAGAGAAGAAACGGCAACATTTATGCCAAAAATGCTTTAATAATGTGTAAATTAAACTGAATTTAATATCATGGCAGGTACAAGGAAAAAAAAGGTTGAAGAGGCTATCCCATTGATGACTAGCGCTGGGGAGGCTAAAGCAGCTACGTCAACATCTAGCACTAGAACTAGAAGGAATAAAGCGTCAGGGGTAATTAGGACAGATAGGTACAAGAATATCGATGAAGGCCTAATCCCCTATAAGTATTCGACTAGTGGGGTAGATAACAAATCAAACGTAGATGTAAGGGATACGGTCATCTTATGTCAAAAGGCTTATTATAATTTCGCAGCCTTCAGAAACGTAATAGATTTGATGACTGAATTCTCAGTGGGCGATATATACTTCACTGGAGGTAATAAAAAGTCTAGAGATTTTTTCGAAGCCTTCTTCAATAAACTAAATTTAAATTCTATTCAAGATAAATACTTTAGAGAGTATTATCGTTCTGGCAACGTTTTTTTGTATAGGTTTGACGCTAGCCTCACAAGCGAAGACGCGTTAAAAGTGTCTCAGGTATATGGCGCTAAGAAATCAACTAAAAACGTCTCTTTGCCCGCTAGGTATATTATCCTCAATCCCGCAGATATTCAGCTTGGGGGTACGGCAGCTTTCCACGCAGGTACTTATTATAAAGTAATGTCTGATTACGAATTGGAAAGATTAAAGAACCCCAGAAGTGAAGAGGATGTTCAAGTCTTAAATAGCTTAGACGAAAGAACTAGAAAGCTAATTAAACAAAAGAAAATATCTTCCGTGGTCGTTGAATTAGATAAGTCTAAAGTTACAGGCGTATTTTACAAGAAGCAAGATTACGAGCCCTTTGCGGTTCCAATGGGTTTCCCTGTTTTGGAAGACATTAACTGGAAAGCGGAATTGAAGAAAATGGATATGGCAGTGAGTCGTACCATGCAACAGGCTATCCTTCTTATTACGATGGGTACAGAACCAGACAAAGGAGGAGTAAATCAGAAGAACCTTCAAGCTATGCAGACCTTATTTGAAAACGAATCTGTAGGTAGGGTTCTTATTGCTGACTATACAACTAAAGCAGAATTTGTTGTGCCGAACATCTCTGCGCTTTTGGACCCTAAAAAATATGAAGTAGTTGATAGAGACATTCAATTGGGCCTGAATAATATTCTAGTTGGAGAAAGTAAATTCGCAAATCAAAACGCTAAAGTAGATTTGTTTGTTTCTCGCTTAGCTCAAGGTAGAAAAATATTTTTAAATGAATTTTTAATTCCAGAAATTAAACGGGTAGCCAAGGAGGTGGGTTTCAAATCTTATCCCATTCCACACTTTGATAAAATATCTCTCAAAGATAATACCAATCTATTAAGGATATATGGTAGACTGATTGAAGTTGGAGTTCTCACAGCAGAGGAAGGTATTGAAGCCATAGAAACAGGAAGACTGCCCGAGCCTTTAAATTCCGTAGAGTCTCAAAAAGACTTCAAAAAACACAAAGAAGATGGACTCTACGAGCCTATTATGGGTGGACCGCATACCCAAAATGTTTTGGCTGACAAAACTATAGACAGCCAAGAAGAGATTCAAAAACTGAGCTTAAAGTCTCAGGAAAAACAGTCCCGCGAAAAAGCGAAAGAAGCTGCCAAGAATCCACCTAACCTGCCTGGTGGACAAAAGGATACGGGACGCCCTGCTGGTAGACCTGAGGGTACACCCCAAGACCAAAGCAATAAATCTCCTATCGGAGATGGTGAACAGTCAAGGTACGCCAGCTTCAGTTTAAGCGCGGTAACAGATAACATGACAGCCGCCAACAAGCTTTTCAAGTCCGTGGAAGCGGGGTTGAGAAAGCAGCACAAAATCAAAAGGTTAAGCAAACAGCAAAAACAAATAGCTGAAGATATCACCTGTTTAATCATAGCTAATGAAGAGGTAAAGGATTGGGATAAAAATATAAATAAATACATTAAAAAGCCCGTGGACCACAACCACGAAAGGATTAAGGAGATAAGGGATATTGCTGGCGAACATCAAATAGATGACTATTTAGCGAGTATTTTATACGCCAGTAAAGAATAGGAAAGCGTTTATGTATGGCGGAAGAGACAAATCCACAGCAAAAGAACAGAGTAATATACAATGTCAACGATTTATTCTTTGGCCTCGTTAGTGGAGAGAGAAATATACCCTACATCACAGGGGACAACCACCAAGAGGTAGAAGTTGTCAAAAGAATTCATAGAGTACAAAGTGTTACTTACGATTTTCAAGTAAACCGTCAAGACATCGGGGTTTTAGGTAGGGCTTCTTTTGATGAAAGCCTCATAACAGACCCGCCCGATATTAATGTAACGATAACTCACACGCTTGAAGGTTTAAATAATGAAACCCGCATGGGATTTAACGTGTTAACTAACACGGCTAACACGAGCTACAATAAAGAGTTTTCCGATAGTTTCATAAGCGGTAATAAACAACAAAATATCTATTTAGCCGTTAATCAAGACGATATAGATATTAGAGAGCCGTCAAGAGACCCGATAGAAATATACAACCTAATTGATTCTGGTAGGTACAGAGAGTTAACTCACCCAGAGACGGATAAAATGGGGATGATTGTTTTCCAGAACTGTCACGCTAGTAGTTACAATTTAGATATAACTGTAAACTCTCTTCCTAAAGCGGATACCTCTTACGTAGCGGATAACGCTATTTACTTAAACTCTTGTTCGGGTCAGTATGTGCCTTGGTTAAATACTAAGACCGCAGAAATCACCTACAAAAAAGATAAAGACGGAAATAATGTCGAATTTATAGTGCCTCGGAATTATAGGAGGGTTAACCCTAATTTCAACACGAACTACTCCTTCAGGCCAAGCGATGCGGTTCTCACTATTGAAACGAGGCCTTCTCCAGCGGATAGCATTTTTACATATAACTTTGAAGACGGTAGTGACTTGGTGGATTATGTCGGCGCCCAAAAGAATAATGACACCCAAGCTTATGGCGGCACAAAGTCTTTAAAGATTACCTCTTTAGGACCGGGAAATGGAGACAGAGGCGGCGCTAAAATTGACCTTACTCCATACAAGGGAATACTGGAAGCAAATTTAAATAAATACTATACATTTACCATGAGGGTAAAAACTTCGAGCATGACCAACGTAATGATTACGGCGGAAGCTAAAGACTCTAATGGTGTTAGAAATGAATTAAATACTTTTAAAGAGTTTAAGTATGGAGATGGATGGGTGAAAGTTTATAAGAGATTTAAATTAACCTCTTTTAAAGATACCTTA